CGTCTCATGTTTACCGATATATAGATGTGGAAGCATTATATGAAAGAGCATAATAGGTGAAAAAATGACAAGAGTAACTGGAATATTGGATGAAGTGCAAATCTTTGATAGCACGCCGACAGATATAACTGCGAATGTAGGGCATATCATGGGAGCAAGTTATTCCCTCGATAACAAGACAAAAGCATATCCGAGCATAGGAGCAGGAGCATCCTACGTGGAACTGATAGATGACTTCGTGGACATAAAGACAACCTTGACCGTGCATCCACTCGGAACTAACAAATTTGATGGCGTTGCTCAACTGTTCGGAACGGTAACGACCGATACAACATGGAGTTGGGAATGGCCTGATACCTTACCAGAGTTTAAGATGTATGCCTCATTGATAAGCGGAGAATACGTTGAGATTGACGACATAAAATTCGGCTCTGTGAGCATAAAAGCATCTAAAAACAACCCCATCGAAATAACGCTTGACGGCTTGGCCAAAAACTTCAAGGTTGTAAGCGGAAGTGCAAGCAATACACCACCCAGCACGGCAAGATTGTTCTATCTCGATGGATATGGACAGATTGATGGCACGACCATCGGAAGCATCGATAACATCTCAATTGACCTTGACAGAGGGCTTGAAGCGGTAAGAGGAATTGAGGAAACAGCGGCAGGAGAGCGCCGACTTCCGAGTGAAATCATAGAGAAAATGAAAGACATCAAATTCTCTGTAACGATTGAAATAACCGATGACTTGGCATATAAGAAAGCATTGGGCGCTTCCTCACTTCCGTATGAAATACAGGACACAAGAAATAACATCTCACTAACTCTATACCTAAACTCACAGGTGAAAATCGACCTGACAGGATGCGCCATACAGACACTCGACCACGGAAAGGATGCAGACGCAGAAATAAGGAAAGTTGACATAAAAGGCGTTGCTATGGGCATAACCATATCGGAGGTTGCGGCATGAAGTATAAGGTAAAGACACATAAAGGAAAGGAAATCGAAATAGAGATACAGGAACATCTATCTTATGAGCAGAGATGCAATATCATGGATGCGGCGATTATCTCGGAATACAAGCCAGGAAAGGGAGAGGTTGCATCTATCAAATACGGGAAACTGTTGCTGGAAACGGTTAAGGCAGTTATAAAGAAACTCCCTGAAGGGGTAACGATTGATGACATCTCCAACGCATCCCTCGATGAATTGTTTGCTAAATATGCAGGCGACTTCGGGCTTGATAAAAAAAAAGTGATGGTGTTATCCGAATAGCCCTGCAAACAGGCACAAGCACGGACATCCAGATAGCCAGAGCATTGGAAGTATTCAAAGCGGCAAAGATGGGGCTGACCATAGATATGAATAAACTCCCCATGTGGATGGTAAGGATACTATTCCAGATGGAAGCCCAGTATAATGAACTCATGCAAAAGGAGATGAAATAATGGCAACAGGATTTGAGATATTCGCAAAAATAATCCCCGATACAAAAGAACTGGATAAATTAAAGAGGGAAGGCATAACATTACACACACGAGCAGAAGGCACAAAAACATCTGCTTCTGGAAAACCCATAATAAAAACCCCTCTCCCTGTAACACTTGAAAAACCCCATCCGTTAGAAGTTGAAGCGGCAAAAACACAGGGCGGCGGATTGGGGATGTTCGAGATGCTTGAATTATCTCATGTTCTTAAAGGAGGGGTGGGTGGTGTTGGAACGATACTACCAACAGAAGGAACAGAAGAAAAGGGAGAAAGCGGTCTTATTAGCAAAATTAAAGGGTTATTTGGATTGGGTAGGGGCGGAGGTGGGGCAGGTGGGACAGGGGCAGGTATGGGAGAAGCGGCAGGAGCAGAAGGAGCAGGAGCGGCGACTGGTGGTGGTATTGCAGGCGGTGTAATGATGGGAATGGGATTGCTTGAAATTCTGAAAAAGGTTGTCGGCTTTCTTGCAGGATTAGAACCGATACAGGCAATAATGGCATTGATAGGCGCAATAATGAAAATGTTCTTTTTGCCATTGGCTATGATGCTTTTCACTCTGTTGAGACCTATTTTAATTCCTCTCTTGAAACTCATGCCAGCATGGCTTAAATTCTGGAGAGACCCGATTGCATCATTGAAAGGATTAGGAGAAATAATATGGAATGCAATAAAAGGGGTGGCAGAATGGATTTACACGCTTCCAGTTAAGATATGGGATAAAATCAAAGGTGTGGGCGTATGGATTTACAACCTTCCAGTAATGATTTGGGATTACTTGAAGGGCATCCCATCTATGATTTGGGATTATCTCAAAGGAGTAGTAGAATGGATTTATAACCTGCCTGTTGCCCTGTGGGATAAGATGAAAGGATTAGGGACTATCATTTGGGAATACATGAAAGCATTGCCTTCGCAGATATGGGATTATATGAAAGGCATGGCAGATTGGATAAATGCCCTCCCTGCTAAAATATGGGATTATATGAAAGGGATAGGAACAACAATTGCAGACGGAATAAGTGGAATAATAGGAGGGCTTGATAATACATTGAGACAGATACCAGGATGGATATTAGACAAATTAAAAAGTGGCATCTCATGGATAACCAACATAGGAGGGGCTGTTGCTAATGCTTTCAAAGACGCATTCGGGGCATTAGTATCGTTTTTTGCCCCAATGTTGAACCCTCTTATTACTGTGTTCAATGCGATTGGAAGCACGCTTGCAGGATTTGTAAATGAAGTATCGAGCCATCTCCCTGGAAGTTTTAGGGTTCACTGGAAGGATATAAGTCCGATAAATGTGGGCGACTTCATAATAACGAAAGGAGGGCAGGTTTTAAAGACCTCTCCAGATGACTATATCATAGGAACTAAAAATCCGCAGGCAATAGGAGGAAAGCACATTGAGAATAATATCTATGTTAATGTTGCTGGCGTATTGGATGATGCAATGGTTCAGGAAATAGCATACAGGATAAGGCAGGAAGTGGATAGGGCAATAGGGGTGGTATAATGGGAGATTATTACATCACGGAAACAACTCAAAATTATAGATATAATTTGAAACTAATCCAGAGCATAAGCCCAAGACAGAATAAGCCAGCAATGAGCATCGCCCTCCCTGGAATGTCTGCGACCTCGAATATCCTCATGCAATTGCAGGGAATGGAGCGCACATACGACATAACCTTTTATCTTTATAACGATGGCACGGACAAAAGCGAAGGGACAGCCCCCTCTGGCGACTTCCCTGATGGAGTTAAAACTGTTGAAGAGCAAATGAAATGGCTGATGGATTATATTCATTATTATTCAACAGATGCAAAATGGAAGATTTATGGCGACATCTTTCCTTCAACAGGGCTAGATTGCCAGATAATAGATATTTCATTTCAGGATGACGCTAATACTCCATTGCATACACAGGCAACAATAAGAATAACTGTGGGGCAGGGAATATGAGCGTAGTAATAAGAAATGAAACAACAGGAACGGATTTGCATTACAATACCTATGAAATTGTAGCGCATACAGGGGATACTATCGACACGTTGAAAATAAATCTCCCCCCAACCGATACGGTAAGCGCACTTGATAACATTGTGGTTAAATCAAGCGGAGTGGAAATATGGGGGGGATTTGCGAAGGATAAAGGAACATGGAAAATAGACGGAACTAAAGAAATAGAGGTTTTGGGATACGGCAGCGACATTCTCAATAATAGAGTAACTCTTGATTTGGAGAATAAAAGTCCTGAATACATATTAGGGCAGGCAGTAAGCGGAACTGGCTATGTTATTGAAACGCCTGTTGCTTCTGGAGTAACGATAGAACATTACACGGTAAACGATACCATCAGAACGGTTTTTGCTGAAATGATGGCACGGACTGGCTGGGTAATTCGTTTCACTCCTGAAAAAGATGGTTCAGGAAACAGGAAAATCTATTTTGAAAGCCCTGGTTATTTGAGCAGTGGCTATTCCTATGATACGGCGACTGATAACATAAAGATAAATGAATGGAGAGAGGAAATAATCGAAACGGTTAGAAATCACGTTAAGGTTATCGGGCAGGGAGAGGCAGTTGATTTAACGGTTAGCGATTTGCAGGCAAGTTTGACGATGGGAACGGCAACAGATACCAATTATCTTATAGATAATGATACTTCGACATATTGCATATTAGGCAGTGGAGAGTATGCCATAATCGACTTCGGCAAACCATTTATTTGTAATCAG